AATCAGCAATATCAATTATTGTATAAAATGTTGATTCAGTCCAATTCATAGTATCATATTTTTCAACAATACACTCTGGATGCTTACTTATTAATTGTAAATTTTCATTAAGTTCTCTTTCGGTATAAGTTTGTTTATCTAAACCTAATTCAGACAAATAACTATCTGTTATTAATGACTTCCTTATAGGAATTGCTCTCGCATTAAAAAAGATGGGCGGGGTTGTAATATAATCTTTTTTTACATCGTCTGTTGGTGAAAGGATTTTTCTAATTCTTTCCATTTTATTATTTTCCATTATATTACTTTATGTATTTATCTTTAAATTAAATAATCGGCGTTTTAAATGTGCGAAGGTGTAATATTATAATAAGATGAATTCTAACATTGATTATTATGCAAAATATCTTAAATATAAGGAAAAAATATACGACGCTGCAAAATCAATGCGGAGGGGTCTGTCCACCACCGCCACTACTTCCTTTAAGGACAGGTGACAATGATATAGTGATTAGACAAAATAAAGAGATAGAAATATTGAATGGAAAAGAATGTAACGAATGTAATCTTTGTTTTACAGCGGGGACTATTTTAAATGACACGATTTATATCAAAAAAAAATAATCTTAACACCCACTATAAAAATTTGGGTATATCGGCTAATGTTAATTTAGCCTTAAGCTACAATTAACAAGTATGCCAATTCAAAAAGAATTATAAAAATTGATTTATAATAGCTATTTTTATATAAATAATAAGTATTTATATAAAATTATAAAAAATAAATAATGATTGAATCATTTCTATCAGAACATTTGGAGAGGGATGATAAGTTTCTCTCTGAGAATGCGGAAGGTAATATTGAATATAAATTACGATTAGATCTTAAAGATCAATCTCAACAAAAAAAATTAACTTCACAATTATTATGGAGATTAAATGAAGGACTTAATCTATTTTCAAAAGAAGTTGCAATATATGTTATCGGGATTTATGATAATGGAACACTCGGTGGGGTATCATACGAAGCGATCATTAATTCTGTAATCGTATTACAATCTATTTTGGCAAAGATAAATGCAACTATTTTTGAAGAAAAATATTTAGTAATAAATAATTCTAATATCTATATCTGTGCAATTCAAATCGTACCGAAAAAATTGAGAATATCCGAACTGAATGTTATGTTATGTGGAGGTTCTTTCAGTGGAAAATCATCAATCATTGCAAATCTTTGTAATGATGTTTTAGATTCAGGTAATGGAACAATTCGTAACTATGTTCTTAAACATCCTCATGAAAAAATTACAGGTCAAACAACATCAATATCTAAAGAAATTATAGGGGTTCGAAATGATTCGATTTTAAACTATACATATTCTAATAATTGGGCAGAATTATTAGAACTTTCTCAACGTGTTATATCATTATATGATACACCGGGTGATTTAAAATATATTCAGAATATTATAAATGGAATATTATCCTATCAAATAGATATGTTATTGATCATTGATATATATACAATTCATAAAGAGTTGTCACCGTTTACATTATTTTTAGAAAAAATATGTCATCGTACGAGGATCCCTTATAAGATTATTCTGAATAAATGTGATCAAATCGAAGAGCTTCATTCAGAGCCTAATTCAGAGCCTAATTCTGAGCTTCATTCTGAGCACCTTGCATTGTCTGTAAAAAATGGTTTAAATCTGGAACAGTTAAAACATTTTTTAATCAATTTAAAAAAAAATAAAAATCAACCTTTATCGTATATAAATAATTATTATAGGATAACAGAATCTTATACAATCCCACACATTGGGAAGATTTTAACGGGGATTCAAATCAAGGGGGAATTATATCAAAATATGTCGGTTAAAGTTATTACTAATTCTAATTCTGATACTTATGATTCAAAAGTTATATCTATTTATAAAAAATATACCCCTACAGATACAATTTATGAGGATGAATCAGGGTCTATAAATTTAGTATTAGAACAATCTATTCGATTAGATCGTAATTCAATTATTATCCCTTCAAAAGATTATAATCTAATACAATTTCATCAAAAGATAAAGGTTGAGATATTTAATCAAGATAAGATCGATTTCACAGAAAAATATATATTTTTAAATGGAAATAATATTAGTGAATGTACTTTGGAAAATCCTCTTTTAGAAAATTCTCTTTTAGAAGAAACCCTTTCAAAAAATTTTATTTTAATATTTCCAAAAGAGATTATTTTACAAAATAATCTCTTTGTATTGATTCCATATTACAAACAATATAATATATTAAATAACATATTAATTGGAAATATTGAGATTGAGAAAAATTGAATAATAAATTATTTATTTGAATCATAATTTATTTATCTAAATCATCTTTGTGATAGGATATTGTTATAATATTATAAAAATATTATAAAAATATTCTTAATAAAAATAAGAATGGGAGTAAATGGATTTTGGGTATTTTTAAACGACATTGTTAAAAAAATCGATATAAATTCAATTAAAGCACAACCATTAATAATTGATATAAGTTTATATATTTACAAATATGTTATCGGATTCAGAAATAATCCAAACCCCAAATCTACCTATGTCCCCTCTCATATATATGCACTTTATAGAATAATTAAATTATTATTATCTTATAATATTCTGCCAATTTGTGTATTTGATGGAAAGAGTCCAAAACTAAAACAAAATTCTATTAATCGGCGAAAACAAATCACCCAAAATGCTAATGAAAAAATTTTAACTCTTAATTCGGATTCAGGTGAGTATATTAAAAATTACAAGAAAAGTTTTATTTTAACATACGATATGATTGAAGAATGTAAAATCTTTCTACAATATACAGGATTACCATACGTGGAATCAATTGGAGAAAGCGACCCTCAATGTGCAGCACTATCTCATTATTACGCTAATATAATTACAGGAGTTCTATCAGAGGATAGTGATATTATTACGTACGGTAGTCAAAATTTATTCAAAGATATTAACCCTGAAAAAAATCAAATCTTAACGATATCATTAGAGGGAATTATAGAGTACTTACAAAGCAAAACAAATACTATTCGAAAAGATCTTAATATGAGTCCTCTTACTTTTACAAAGGACGCCTTTATAGATTTTACTATAATTTTAGGAAATGATTATGTTAATGGTATTAGATCAAGTACAAAAACAGACCGTGATGAATTATTTAGATTATTTGTATTAAATGACCTTCTTATGGAAAAATTTATCACATATATCTATGAGATAAATGTACAACTTAACAAGATTGCATATTTTATCCCTGAAAATTTCTTAATTAAATATACGGAAATTAAAGAAATTTATACAAAGGTTGATATTATTAATCCATCTGAAATTAATATCAAAATGAAAAGACCCGACCTTAATAAACTACAAAATTTTTTAATCGAAAATAAATTTTCACAGAATGATAAGTTGATTTTATCGAATCTTTTATTAGTAAATTATAAGATATTTTCGATTAGATAAGATTTTATTTATTTTTAATGAGGCTGTTCATAACGATGACATTAGTTATCTCTTTACTTCAGTTTATGCATACCATACGTATGAACACATCCCTTAGTTTGGCATGGGAGTTCAAAAGATACTTTTACATTTGTATATTTTTTTTGTGTGTTGTTTGTAAACATCTTACAGTTACATTCGGTACAAGGTCCTTTCCACCCCCCCATTTGTTTTTTTAATTCCAAATATTTTGCTTTATATTTGAGATATTTTTGACGATAATCAATCTCCATTTCCATTTCTATAATATAGTAAAACAAAATAAAATATACTTTTGGTAATTAAATTTAAAATATAAAAATAATCTATATGAAGTTTGATACATTATATTTAAATATATTTAAGTTCCTATTTACAAACTAAAATAAAAAAATTGATTTATTTATATTTTATTTATAAATCAATATTCATTTAAAATAATATTAACATCATAAGATAATTCAGAATGGGTAAAGATTATTATCAAATTTTAGGGGTGGATAAAAAGGCAACTCCCGTTGAAATTAAAAGTGCTTATAAAAAACTCGCAATGAAATATCATCCTGATAAAAATTCTGAACCAGGTGCAGAAGATATGTTCAAAAGTATCTCTGAGGCATATGAAGTTCTGTCAGACCCAACTAAACGTTCATCGTTTGACCAATTTGGATCGGATGGATTAGAAGGAATGGGTGGAATGGGTGGGTTTGAGGGGTTTAATCCGATGGATTTGTTTAAGAACATGTTTGGAATGAATCAGGGTCAAAGTCCATCGTCGAATGTTCCTCCGGTTGAAGTCTCCATTGATATAACTTTGGAAGAATTATATTCAGGGTGCGACAAAAATGTATCCTATGAAAGATATACGTTTTGTACCCCATGTAAAGGAAAGGGTATTACTGGAACTGCTACTGATTGTCCTAAATGTAATGGTCGAGGTAATTTAATGGTGCGTATTCCTCAAGGAATGGCACAGATGCCGTGCAATCATTGTAGATCGAGTGGAGTAAATCCATCCGCACCAAAATGTACTTTATGTCAGAGTAAAGGGTGTACTAAAGGTTCGCATACCGTTAAGATTAATATTCCAAAGGGTTCATCTAAAAATAAAAATATAACAATCCCAAATGAAGGTAATGATATTCCTCCAGATGAACGAACGAATGCGAATCGAACACCTGTTGTTGCAACTCTTAATGAACTCCCTCATAAAGTTTTTACAAGGGGAACTGTTATTAGAGAATTAAAACGTGTCGAACATAATAACTTACTTTGTGAAATCTCTATTAGTATTGCCGAATCACTTTGTGGATTTACTAAAAATATTACTCAACTTGATCAAACAAATCTATCAATCTCAGTCGCTGAACAATCTAAACATTCTGATATAATTATAGTTAAATCAAAGGGTATGCCAATTTTAGGAACAGATAAATTTGGAGATTTATTAATTAGGGTTCAAGTTTTAGCACAGGAATTAAACTTGGAGCTTAAACAACGATTATGGTCTTTGCTAAGCACTGAACCATATAATCAACCCAAAAAGAATTCGAAGGGTATTACTCTGTATGATGATTATCGAAAGGAAATGTTAGAATTAGACCAAAAAGAAAATCTAAAAACGAAATACAAACAACGTTCCAATCCAACAATGGATGACGACGAGATTGATGATGATCCTATTCGCAATATGATGGGAGGATTACCACCAGGAATGTCTGGGATGATGGGTGGAATACCTGGAATGATGGGAGGAAGAATGGGAGGAATGGGAGGAATGCCAACTGGAGGGGTGCCGATGGGTGGAGGTCAGAACGTTCAATGCGCACAACAATAAGAGTTGTATAACAAATTTTTTTTATAAAATAAAATATATAATATTTATATATTTTATAAGGATGAATTATGAACAAAAATATTTAAAATATAAAAAAAAATATTTACAATTACAATTACAATTACAATTACAAAAACAATATGGGGGGGATATTAAATATAATACTGACTACTATATTATATTTTATACGGCTAATAATGTTACACACAAAATTCTGGAAAAACGAAAATATAGGTATAACTATGGCGTTCAAGGTGAAGAAGTCATATTGAAGTCAAAAGATCTTGAACCGATAAGTGACCTTGTTAATAAATTACCACAAAATACAGGTACAAATTATAGTTTAATTTTTAATAATATTCGTTTTGATAAAAAATCAATAAATTCATTTGCAGAATATCTATTAAAATATCCAAATTGTACAAGCTTAATTGTTACGGATTGTATAATTGGCGATAATGGAGTCATTACAATTGCAAATGCTTTAAAGAATAATACAATTCTTACAATATTAAAATTAAATTCAAATAACATTGGTGATATTGGAGTCATTGCAATTGCAGATGCTTTAAAGAATAATACAATTCTTACAACATTAAATTTAAATTCAAATAACATTGGCGATAATGGAGTCAATGCAATTGCAGATGCTTTAAAGAATAAAAAAGAGTTAGTTTTAGGTTTAGGTTATAATAAAATTACAAATATAGGTATCAAATATATTGGTACGATTATAGATAACCTTAAAATATTATACTTAAACCATAATAAATTTAATAGAAAAGGGGTTATAATGATAGCAAAAATATTACAAAATAATGCTAGTCTAGAAAGATTATATTTAGGTACCTGTGATATTGGTTTAGAAGGGAGTGGAGCAATTATAGAAGCTTTAATAAAAAATAAAACTCTAAAAATATTAAATTTAGGTAATAGTAATGTAATTGATAAAATGAAATTATTTAATCAATCTGCTTGGAAAACACAGGCAGATGCTATAGTTGAGGCTGGTACAAACCTAGAGTTATTATTTTTAGGTGGTAAAACTTTAATCAATAAACTATTGTAAAAAGTGCAAATCATTAATATAAATTAAAAATATTTATATTAAATTATTTATTTATTAACTTTTTCAGCTTCTCCAGTTTCTTCAGTTTCGTCATCATCTTCTGATGGAGTCGGTTTAACTTTTTTATCTCTAGTTGCATAAAAAATTGCAAATCCAACAATAGTTAAAATTACAAATAAACATACAGTATGTTTAGGCATCATAAATCTTCCTAACTTGAGTAAATGTGACGGAGATGCAGTTGGTTCTAATACTGCATCTTCTACTGAATGCACGGAATTCTCAGAATGTATGGAATGCTCAGAATGTACTGAATCTCCTGAATCTTCTAATTTAGATAAAATAGGTGTATTATCTACTAATTTTGTTTCCGAGACAGGTTGAGATTGATTAAATGATACTGTCTTACCTTGAGTTTGTACCTGAGGTTTGCGATTTTGATTCCGAGATTGAGGGCGATTTTGATTAGGTTGAGATTGATAAGATTGTGATGATTGTTGAGGGCGATTTTGATTAGTTTGAGGGCGATTTTGATTAGATTGATTAGATTGATTAGGTTGAGATTGTTGAGGACGATTAGGTTGAGTTTGATTAGATTGTTGAGGGCGATTAGGTTGAGATTGAGATTGTTGAGGGCGATTAGGTTGAGATTGAGATTGTTGAGGGCGATTAGGTTGAGATTGAGATTGTTGAGGGCGATTTTGATTAGATTGAGTTTGTTGAGTTCGATTTTGTTGAGTTTGTTGAGTTTGTTGAGGACGATTAGGTTGAGATTGAAGTTGAGGTTGAGGTTGAGGTTGAGGTTGAAGTTGAGATTGAGTTTGTTGAAGTTGAGATTGAGTTTGTTGAAGTTGAGGTTGAGGTTTAAGTTGATATTTAAATTCTGGTTGAGTTTGAACTTGAGACATAGCTTGGTTTAAATTAAGAAGATTTCCAAGAATATCATCTGAACCTGATGCAGATGTTTCCATTTCTAAATATGTTTCATCAAATACTTTGGTCATAATATAAAAATTATAAATATTAAATTTATATAAAAATAACGAGAAAAATATTTATTATATTTTTTTTATTTTTATTCTATAAATATTTATAAATTTTATATAAGTATTTTTATTAGAATAAAAAGAATTTTAAAAATGGTAGTTCTGGTAATAACATGTATTTATTTTCAACATCAGAATCTGTCAGTCGTAATGATTATATAGGATTAGGGAATTCGTCAAATAATATTTTAAGAAATACTATTGTTGTTGGTAATAGATGTCTTGCAACTACTTTAGTATTTAGTATTAGAGAATTAGCAAATGCTACCCCATATACTGCAACATTATTTGTTAATGGTATTGCAACAGTATTTGATGCAGTTATACCAGATGGCGCAACCAGTTTTAGTGTTAGTTCAAATAATTCAATCCAATTGAATCAATTAGATTTGATAACCATACATATTACTTATTCAGGGGGTGCTTTAAGTAATGGAGCATGTGCAACTCTACTTACTACTTCCAATTAAAATTGAATTAAATTAAGTTTAATAAATTAAAAATTATATTTAAGCTTAACAAATTAATATATCTTATCAAAATGATTACTCAAATAATAGAATCAAATGCAATAACTTTTACTATAAAGATTGGACGTAATGCTAAAGAAAATTGGGATCTAATCGATTCATCTTCACCAGATGACGTATGGTTTCATCTTGATTCAATGGCATCTCCTCACGTTGTTATTTCCAGACCAGAATCATCTATAATTATTCCAAAGGATCTTATATACAAATGTGGGATCGTATGTAAAAAATATTCATCCTGTCGAACTGAAACAAATGTCTCTGTAATTTATACTGAAATACAAAATATTTCAAAAGGTAAAGAAATTGGTAGTGTATATACTAAAAATACTAAAAAAATTTTAGTTTGATTAAAATCATAATATACTCATTATAAAATAATATAATATAATTTATTATTATAAAGATGGATAAACCACTCGATAACAAAGATCGTATTGTAAGGTCAACATTTAATCTAACATATGTAGCCTTAATAACAACAGGTACATTGACATTTATTGAAGCATTACGAACAGATGATCCAAGAATTCGCCATATAATGAATATAGAAACTGTTATTTCTGTAATTGCAGCATATTTTTATGGGACATTTATAGAACATATAAAGGACAAAGAGATAGATTATGATAAAATAAATCGAACAAGATATACAGATTGGTCCTTAACTACTCCATTTATGATCCTAGGTTTAGAATTAGTATTGACATATAATACTAATTCCAGTCTAAAATTAAGTGATTTTATTATACCTTTTATTTTAAATTACATAATGTTAACATTTGGATATCTTGGTGAAATAAATAATATTAGTAGAATAAATGCTGCAATTGGTGGATTTATATTTTATGCATTGTTATTCTATTTTATTTATTATAAATTTATTCGAAATAAAAAAAATTCTCAAAATATGATTATATTTTTTATATTTGTAGTATTTTGGGGGATTTATGGAATTGTATATTTATTGGATAGTCGAATAAAAAATATAACATATAATATATTAGATATCTTTGCAAAATGTTTTGTGGGGATTGGATTTTGGATGTTATTAGTTAAAATGTTCAAATAAAAATATTGAAAAATAATATTAGTATAATATTATTAGTATAATATTATTAGTATAATAACATTATTATTAAAGATATATTAATAATAATATGTTAAAATGAATAATTTACCATGGGTTGATAAATATAGACCTCGAAGAATAAATATGTTAGTTGGTCAGGAACATATTAAAAAAATTCTTGAAAATACTCTTAAAACAGGAGATTTACCTCATTTATTATTATATGGTCCACCTGGGACTGGTAAAACATCTACAATATTTGCATTGGCATATGAATTATTTGGACCAAATCTGATTAATGATAGAGTTCTTGAATTAAATGCATCCGATGAAAGAGGGATTGATACGGTTCGTGATAAAATTATATCATTTGCAAAAGAATCTATCGGAACAGCAGATCCTGCATACCCATCTCCTCCATATAAAATTATTATATTAGATGAAGCGGATGCAATTACTCTAGAAGCACAATCCGCCTTACGAAAAGTTATCGAATCATCTTCCAGAATAACAAGATTTTGTTTTACTTGTAATTATATTGAGAAAATAATTGACCCTATTATTTCTCGATGTGTAAAATTAAGATTTAACACAATTAATTCGGATTCAATGAAGGATAGACTTCATAAAATATCTCTGAATGAAAATATGTCTCTGACCGATGAATGTTTAGGAAAGATTTGTGAAATTTCACAAGGTGATGCTAGAAGATCAATTATGATATTGCAAAATCTTCGATATCTATACGAGAGTTATCATAGACAAAATAAAATAATCTCAGTATCCGATATCGAAGACTCTCAAGGTATTACATCGAAAACAATATTTGATGAAATATTTGTACGCTTATTAAAAAGTTCTATAAGTGATCTTAATAGAATTACAAAAAATATCCTTAATCAAAGTATTAATCTATGTGAATTATTATTATTTTTAAAAAATAAAATTATAGAATCATCATTACCAGATGACGAGAAAGGTTATTTGATAGGACAGTTAATTGAGATTGAAAGTCGTCTCTACGAGAGGGGAGATGAATATTTGAATATATTATATTTATTATCTAATATAAATTTAAAATTTAAAAACAATTTATTTATAAAAAAATAAAATAATATATATAATATTATATATGGATAAACTTACTGGGGAACAGCAAATACAAAAATTACTAAATTCAGTAAATTCGAATAAATTGCCGAATCAATATTCAACAGAGCAATTTGCAAGTGATGATGCGACTCAAAATTATAGTTGTAAATCACATAATGCAAAAAGTTTTATGTTATGCTTTGTAATAATTATATTATTGTATTTAATTATTAATAGTGGTTGCAAATATAATCAAAATTAACAATCATATATCAAATAATGATTGTATTCATAATTTCTTTTTTTAATTTTAATTTTGTATAATAAATATTTTTATGTATATTTATTATATATGATAAATAGTAAATATACTTTAAAATGGGTATTAATAATTTTATTATTAATAGTAATCTTGTATATATACTTTAATA